CCTGTAGCTGATGACACAACGGTAACCGAACGTCCTGCTGATGTTCCGGAGAAATTTTGGGACGCAGAGAATGGCGTGATCAATACCGCTGCACTGCTCAAGTCTCAGGCCGACGCCGAAGCTGCCCTACGGGCAAGCAAGAAGCCTGACGAGAAGCCGGCTGAAGGTAGCGCCGAGGAAACTCCCGGTGTTACTGGTGAGCAGAAGCCTGTCGTTGCCGATGCAAGCGCAGAGTACGCCGAGAAGGGCGAGCTGAGCGACGCAACGTACGCAGCATTGGATGCCGCTGGTCTGCCAAAAGACATGGTCGATCAATACATCGCTGGACAAAAGGCAATAGTCGGTAACCTGCAAGTTGCTGCCTATGAGCCCTTTGAAAACGGTCAGGAAGGATACGAAGCTGCCGCGAACTGGGCTGCCGAGAAGTTGTCGGAGTCAGAGATCAAAGCATTCGATGTCCAACTGATGAGCACGAACCCGGCAATCGTTGCGCAGGGTGCCAAGGCACTCGCAGCCAAGTACAAGGCTGAAGCGGACGTTGAGCCGGACACAATTCGCGGGAACAGCAACAACCCCGCAACTGGTGGTGTCTATGGTTCATCACGAGAGATGATGAAAGACATGAGCAGCACTGAGTACCGCACCTCCGCTTCCTTCAGGAACGAAGTCGCTGTGAAACTTGGTCGTTCAAACATATAACCAGTCCCTCCGTTTGGCGTTCTCTCCTCCGCCAGACAACAAGCCCTTCCCCTCACGGGGGAGGCACCTATATTTAGTTGTCACGTCTAATTAACGCGACGACGAACTACCGCTTCACAAGCGACGACGTATGGACTCCCTGATGGGGACAATCCTTGCAGGTATCTCAAGTGAGCAAACAACCCTCCCTTAAATCTTACCTACAGGAATAATCCTAATGGCTAATGCAACCCCCTCACGTCTTGGTCAAGTCCAAGGTGCAGGCGACGCACGCGCATTATTCGAAAGAGTTTTCGCTGGCGAAGTACTGACTGCCTTTGAGACCAATACGATCCTGAAGCCGCTGACTGAGCAGAAGACGATTTCTTCTGGCAAGTCTGCTACCTTCCCGGCAATCTACAAGGCCTCTGCTGCTTACCATACGGTCGGCACCGAGCTTACTGGTAGTGCCATCCAGCACAACGAAGTCGAGATCTCTATCGACGACCAGTTGATCGCTGACACCTTCATTTCAAACATAGATGAAGCAATGAACCACTACGACGTCCGCGGTCCCTACAGTACTGAGCTTGGCTTGGCACTGGCTTTGGTCTATGATAAGAACGTAGGCCGCAATATCGCACGCGCCGCTCGTGGCTCAGCTCTGTTCGCCGCTGATACTGGTGGTTCGCAGATTACTGATTCTGACTCTAACAGCTCCGCTACATCTCTGGCCGGATCTATCTGGACCGCTAAGCAGACGCTGGAAGAAGCTGACGTTCCTGTCGAATCCGTTCCGGTTCAGGCAGTAATGAAGCCCGCACAGTGGTACCTGTTGGCGCAAGAATCAACGCTGGTTCTGAACCGCGATGTTGATGGCGACGGCTCGTACAGCAAGGGTTCCTTCAGCATGATCGGTGGCGTTAACGTCTCTCGCTCAAATGCTATGCCGTTCGTGAACAGCTCTGCTGACACGACCATCCCTGCGGATTACCGCTTGAACTTGGCGAACACGACTGCACTGATCTTCACATCACGCGCAGCCGCTACTGTCCAGTTGATGGGCTTGGCAACAGAAGAAATCTATGACGGTCGCAGGCAGGGTACGCTCATGCTTGGTAAGATCGCTGTAGGTCACGGTCCGTTGATCAACAAGGCTGCTGTTGAGGTCATTACCTCTTAAGAGGCTTGATCCCGGCAACAAAATATGGTTCCCCACTTTCGGGTGGGGAATCTTTCACTTATTAAGGAATTTTATTATGGCTTTACCAGTAGCTAACCTCGTCAAAGTTGCAGTAGAGACAATCTACTCAGCCTTTGCCGACAACAAGACAGCTGTCGGCGCCCGTCAAGGTGTTGAGAAGCTCAGCGAGCTGCAAAGCAACCTGAACAGCTTGTACCCGGTCGTTAATTCAACTATCACGGCTGACTCAGATGACGCTGGAGTATCCGAATGGATCACTGCAAACGATGAAGTATTCGTCGGCGCAGTCCTGCGCATGACAGTTGCCACTTTCGATCTGACGGACAATGCTCTCGCCACGGCGAAGGGCAGCGCAGTTGCGGTTGGGGACATCTATGTCATTGACGGCTCAGACAGCGTTGAATACCTCGGTAATAACGATGGATTTGCCTTCGATTTCGTCGGCGAGTCCCGCGAAGATTTCGTATCCATCGGATCGTAATCGCTTAAACTACCAACGGAGCAGGCCTTATGGTCTGCTCCTTTTTTTCCTAAAGGATTCGACCCTACATAGAGAACGACAATGACTAACCCAATACAGGCGCAAACCAAGCTGTCGGCGATCAACCTCATGTTGGCATCCATAGGTCAATCCCCCGTAAACACACTCGCAGGCACGCTCCCTAAAGATGTCAACAAGGCAGTCGTTGCTTTGGACAATGCGTTACGCGAGGTTCTAACGCAAGGTTGGAGCTTCAACTCTGACTCCGAGTATGCGATGGCTGTCGACGGCACGGGTCGCATCGCGATACCTGCTTCCTCCGCTCAGATCGACCCTTCGTACGGACAGGACTATGTGCCGCGTTACGACCCCTCGGCACCTGCCGGGATGTTCTTGTACGACAGAGAGAACCGCACGTTCACGCACACTGCAACCGTAAAAGCTGAAGTTGTGTGGTTGTACGAGTTCGAGCAGATTCCACAGCACGCTCGACAGTACGTTGCAACGAAGGCTGCCCGGAAGTTCCAATCAGGTATCATGGCATCTGCCCTCCTGCACCAATTTACCCGCGAAGATGAGAGCGAGGCATACGCTACGTTTCGAAGGGTAGAAAAGAGACAAAAAGGCTACAACCTGATATCCAACTCTGTCGCCCTCAACCGCACACGTAATCCTACTCGGAGATAACATCGAGTGGCCGACACGCGCACTCAACTACCTCAAAGGAGAATGACATGGCAGATGCTTTGGTATCGAGACACGTTCCAGCATTATACGGTGGCATATCGCAGCAGAATCCTACTCTACGGGACCCATCCCAAGCTGAGGCTCAGGTTAATTTTTACGGAACGGTTCAGGATGGCCTACGCAAGCGCCCTCCGTTCCAGCATCTCGCGAAGGTCACGACCGCTGACTGGTCGACCGCTCACGTTCACACGATCAACCGTGACACGTCCGAGCGGTACATCGTGATTGTAACAGACGGTGACCTGAAAGTATTAAACGCGCAAACTGGCGCTGAGATTTCCGTAGCCTTCCCGGCCGGCAAGACGTACCTCAACATCGTCGGTAGTGGCGCAGCGGAAGATTCATTCTCCCTGTCAACCATTGCTGACTACTCGTTCGTCGTGAACAAGACAAAGGTATGCGCGACCGCTGTGTCCACTACCGCGACTCCGACCAACTACGCTAACTGGTACCACCCTGATGTCTGGGGCAACCAGAACGCACTGCGTTACTACAACCCCAACGGAGCAGGATCGTTAACCGGAACGGTTAATACTTTCTCCGATCTCCCACAACCGGAAGACTCTTCACCTCCGTCGAACGGTGACTTGTACAGAGTCGCCGGATACGATGCGGATAACTTCAGTGGCTACTACGTGCGACGCACGGGTGGCGTATGGGAGGAGCATTACGGTGTTGGCGCTCACACGGCAATGGATGAAGACACGCTACCTCACGCACTCGTGCGTAACGGGGAGGGCACGTTCGACTTCGTTCCGTTCGCATGGACTGACCGTCAGGTTGGCGACGCGACGAGCAACCCACCTCCGACATTTATCGGACGTACCATCAACGGTGTGTTCTACTGGAAGAACCGTCTCGGTTTCCTCACGGATGAGAACGTAGTCATGTCGACTGCGGGAGACTACGGTAACTTCTGGCGCAACACAATGACGACTCTGCTTGACTCCGATCTCGTGGACGTGGCACTGGCAACCAACAAGGTTTCGATCTTGAAGTTCGCCATCCCGTTCAACGATACCATGATGCTCTTTGCTGACCAGTCACAGTTCTCGCTGTCGGTACGTGACGTACTAACGCCGACCTCTGTGTCTATCGACGAGGCAACTGGTTTCGAGATGGATGATAACGTAGCACCTGTACGTGTTGGCTCTGAGGTTTACTTCATGTCCAAGGCTGGTTCATGGTCGCGTCTGCGCGAGTACTTCGTTAATTCGCAGACGCTTGCGACTGACGCTGCCGACGTAACAGCTCACGTGCCGCGATACGTGCCGAGTGACATCACAAGCATGTCTGCCTCAGACGTGGAAGATGCGCTGTTCTTAGTCTCCGACAAGACCGCTTACAAAAACCGTGTGTACGTTTACAAGGTGTTCTGGTCTGGTGACGAGAAGAAACAGAGTGCATGGTCCTACTGGGAAATGGATTCAGGTGATGTGCTGCTGTCTGTCGACGTGATCGAGAGCGAAGTATTTGCTTTGATCAAACGAACGGACGGAACCTATCTTGAAAAGGCTGACCTTGATGTTAACGCGGAGACACTTAGTCTCGGCTTCGACATCCTGCTCGACCGTCGTTACGAAGTACAGACTGCGGACATGAGCTACTCTGCTGGACAAGACGAGACGACAATCACAGTGCCGTACGATACGCGCTATGGTGTTGAAGCAAACTGGAAGATCGTAAAGACTGCTGGCTCTGGTGACATCGGGAAACTGATTGACCCTTCGCTGTACACCTTCGAGGTGGTTTCAGGCTACGACGAGATCACAGTTCCGGGCGACGTAACAGCGTCAGCTCCGGTCGTGGGTATCAACTACCCGGCGAGCTATCAGTTGAGCGAGCAGTTCGTGTATGATCGCAACCAGTTGGCTGATACCACTGGACGCCTGAACTTGCGGACACTAACAGTCAACTTCAAGGACGCTGGTTTCTTCGAGGTCAAGGTCTATCCGTATGGTACGGACTTTGCGGCAGACGTGGAAGAAGTTGTTCCAGCTGCACTCGACGCATTCACCGGACGCACGCTGGGCGAGGCATCACTGATTACTGGTGAGGCTGCATTCAGCACCGGAGTTTACACGACGTTTATCGACGGAAACAGCAGGGATGTTGTCGTATCCCTAGAGAACCCATCTCACCTTCAATCCAAGTTTACTTCGGCGGAGTGGGAAGGATCATTCACCAAGCGATCGAGAAGCATTTAGAAGGAGTATATCATGGAGAAGTTTGAGATCGTACCTGCTGGTCGCGTTTACGCAAACCAAATGGCACCACATCTTAGACAAGGTGATGTGATGGAAATCTACAGAGCATCGGGCATGACACCGCTTGATGCTCTGTTGGAATCCGTCAGGTTGTCAGACGATGACATGTGCTGGGCTGCCCTGCTTAACGGGTTGCCTGTTGCCATGTTCGGATGTAACGACATCAAGCCGGAAGGTGAACCCGAGTACGAAGGGATCACGATTGGAGGGATATGGATGCTGTGTACTGATGGCATATACACAAACAAGCGTGACTTCATGCGCAACTGCAAGACCTATCTTGCGAA